AAAAATATGAGCGCCCGGCCGCCGCCGAATCGGAAGCCTACAATCGAGGGCGGATGGCCGACTCGATCATTGCCGGCGTTCCTGGAGCTTCCCGTGCCGCGTCGGGAGCGGGCGCAGTCGAATCCGCCCGGGCCAAGTCCTTTGCGATGCCCCAGCAGATCGCCGACAATTCCGACCGGAGCAGCGAGACGAACATCGGGACCATCACGATCCACACGCAAGCCACGGACGCGGAGGGCATAGCCAGGGACATCAAGAAGGCGACCGATTACCTATTCACCAGCCAGGCAAACTACGGGTTGGCATAGCATGATTTCTTCCAACATCGCACTCCCGCTCGTTTACGACGCATTCAGCCTCGGCATGGGGCTTTACCAGGCGATGAATCCGGTTCAGTGGGGTATTTTCGATAGTTCGAGGAATCCGATTTACAGCCCCTCGAACCTGACGTTCATTGCATCCTCGACCAGGCTTTCGACGGCCGCCATGGAGTATCACAAAGAGGCGAGAGTCAGCGACTTCCCGGTTGAGCGGGGCAGCTTCGCCAGTTACAACAAAGTGGAAATCCCTTCGCAGTCGATTGTGGTGTTGTGCCTTTCGGGGAGTGCTTCGGACAGGGCGGGGTTCTTGAAAAAATTGGACGCGGCCGCAGCCTCGACCGATCTTTACAGCGTCGTGACGCCGGAAGCGACATACATAAATCATACCATTGAGCGGTACAACTACTCCCGCAGGAACTCCCAGGGCGCGACCCTTCTCACGGTTGAAATTTTCTTGAAGCAGGTACGGCAACTCACCGCGCCCACGTCTTCCACCAAAAGCACCGGCGCGGCCGCGCCGGTCAACACCGGGAACGTGGCCGGCAGCCCGGCAAGCCCCACGACCACGGCCACGGCTCAGGGGCTTTTGCAAAGCGACGGGGGGTTCTAGCGATGATCCAAATACCCCTTCAAGCCGTCCCGGCGCAAACGCTGGTGATAAATCTGAACAACCAAAATGTTCAGATCGCCGTCTACCAGAAGCCGGAAGGGTTGTTCGTGGACATCAACCTGAACGGAACGGACATCGTGACTGCCGTCCTGGCCCTGAACGGAGTCCCTTTGGTTTGCCGGGAGTACATGGGATTCCAGGGCAACATTATGTTCGTGGATACCCAGGGGACAAGCGATCCGACATACGCCGGCCTCAACACGCAGTACGAGCTGATTTACTATGTCTAGCTTCACAAACAAAAAGCAGCTCAAGTTCGTCATCTCGCTTGGCGTCGGCACGTTCGGGTCGAGTTCCGACAACGTGATTACGCTCCACGGGTTCCGGGCGGTTGTGGATATCGACCGTGCCGGCGGTGCCATGATGGCGACCATGCAGGCCCGGATTTACGGCGTCTCGATTTCCCATATGAACAGCATTACCACGCTGCTGTACCAGCCCAGAAATGAATACTACCAGCCGAATACGATCAAGGTCTACGCGGTAGACGGGGCTTCTGAGTCAATGGTTTTCACTGGAAACATCATCCAGGCCTGGGGAGAGTTCCGGGGGATGCCGGACGTGTACCTGCATATTCAATCGCAGGCCATGTATTTTGATAAATTGAAGGCTGTTCCGCCCCGGAGTTTCCAGGGACAAATCGACATTGCAACCGCTATATCTCAAATTGCCAATGATCTTGGACTTAATTTTGAAAACAACGGAGTTTCTGTTCAGGCTGAAAACATCTACATTGCCAATACCGCGATAGAGCAGGTTCAAGAACTCGCCAGAATGGCCGGATGTGAACTTTATATCGACAACACCACCTTAGCGATTACCCCCAAGGGAAAGCCGCGCAGCTCTCAGACTGTCCCGATTATTTCAAAAGATACCGGACTTGTCGGATACCCCACTTTTGACGGAAACGGAATCATTTTCAAGATGCTTTTCGACCCCGGCGTGAAATGGGGTGCGAATATCCAAATGCAAAGCGATTTAACCCCGGCGAATGGAACATGGAAAGTTTTGTCTATGTCGTATCGGCTGGAAAGCGAATGCCCTGGGGGCGAGTGGTTTGCAATCGTGAGGTGTTCAAATTTTGCCCTCTAATCCAAGCAACGGCGTAGCCTCAGGCGGCATGACTCCCCAGATCAATTATGGGGACTACAACGCCATTTCCTTCGCCATTCAGCAGGCGCTTGGAAAAATGCAGACGGCCACGCTGGTCAAGATAGTTTCCTGCACCAATGACGGAGACCTTTCCCCGGTTGGCATGGTGGACGTTCTACCATTGGTGAACCAACTCGACGCGAACGGACAGCCCACGCCCCATATCACCGTCCACAAACTTCCTTATATGCGAGTCCAGGGCGGATCAAACGCCGTCATCATGGACCCGCAGCCGGGAGACATCGGCCTGGCCGTATTCGCCTCCCGAGACATTTCAAAGGTCAAGAACACCAAGAACCAGGCCAACCCAGGAAGCTGGCGGCAGTACAGTTTTTCTGACGGAATCTACATGGGCGGTATGCTAAACGGAACTCCAACCCAATTTATTCAATATCTTCCGTCCGGGATTAATATAACTTCTCAAGTTGGCTCTATAGGTGTTAATATTACTGCACTTGTTGGGAATGTAAGACTGCAAGCCGGAACCACCACAACCCTGACTTTATTAAAAGATTCAGATATTGTTTTGACAGATGGCGAAAGAACTATGATCCTTGGTACGGACGGGACTTCATCAATTACTGACGGTGAAAGCACAATATCTCTGAATGGAAACAAAACTATTGCGGTAATTGCCCCCATTTCTGTGGTCGTAAACAGTCCTTTGACTACATTTTCCGGAAACGTAATAGTGGACGGGACTATCAATGGAATATAGTACAATGCTTCTCGACGTTCCAGCATGGGACTTAACGACGGACGCCTTTGGCAACATCGCCACGACCACGCCACCCTATGCGCTTGAGCAAGACGTGGCCAGCGCGGTCCGTCTCTTCCTCGGGGAACTCTGGTGGGACACGACGCAGGGAGTCCCATACTTCCAAGACGTGCTCGGCCACCTGCCGCCCGCCGCTCTTTTGAACGGCTACATCGCTCAGGCGGCCTTGACGGTCTCGGGCGTTGTCCAGGCGCAAAGCACAATTACCGAGTTCAGCGGGCGCACCGTTCGGGGCCAGATCAACTTTATAGACGAAAACGGGAGTCAGCATAATGTGTCCTTCTAGCGTTCCCGAGCTTTCATGGACCCCCGCAGGTCTTGTTCTCCCCCTGGAGACGGACATCCTGGCAGGCGTCCAGGCCGACATCAATGCAGCTTTCGGCGGCGTTCTCAACCCTGGCCTATCAACTCCGCAGGGTCAGCTTGCCTCAAGTGAAGCGGCGATCATCGCGGACAAAAACAGCCAGATAGCGTACATCACGAACCAAGTAGACCCGCAATACGCCCAGGATCGCTTTCAAGATGCTATCGGACGCATCTACTTCCTGACGCGCAACCCGGCCACCGCAACCGCCGTGCAATGCGTCCTGACCGGCCTTGTGGGCGCTGTTATCCCGGCCGGAACATTCGCGCAGGATACCAACGGAAACACCTACGCCGCAACGCAGACCATCACCATCGGCGCGGCCGGGACGGTCGTGGGTGAGTTCCAGAACATCGTCACCGGGCCTATTCCTTGCCCGGCGGGGACACTGACGCAGGTTTACCAGGCTATCCCCGGATGGGACAAAATCAACAACTTATCGGCGGGAGTGATAGGGCAGAACGTCGAATCCCGGTCAGACTTTGAACTGCGCCGGTCGAACTCCGTTGCGGCCAACGCCCACGGAAGCGTCCAGGCGGTCTACGGGGCAGTTTTCAGTGTTACCGGAGTGCTCGACGCCTATGTGCTGGATAACCCGTCCAGCGTCCCTTTGATCGTCGGTCCAACCAATTACACGTTGCTTCCCCATTCCCTGTACGTGGCCGCAGTCGGCGGTATCGCGGCGGATATCGCAAACGCCATCTGGACGAAAAAAGATATCGGATGCGACACAAACGGAAACACCACAGTCGTGGTTGTTGACCCTTCCGGGTATAGCAACCCAAAGCCGTCGTATAACGTCAAATTTGAAGTCCCTACCCCGTTGCCGATTTTATTCGCGGTCAATATCGCCAATAGCCCGTTACTGCCCGCGAATATCGCATCTCTGGTCCAGGCCCAAATCATCGCGCAATTCAATGGGACCAATGGCAACTTGCGCGAGCGCATCGGCGGCGAGATTTTCGTATCTCGGTATTACGGGCCGGTTTCTTCGGCTGACCCCAATGTGTCGGTTGTCTCAATTCAAATCGGGACTTCAACCGCCAACCTCAATACATTGCAAGTTGGGATAGACCAGGTTCCCATTGTCAATACGTCAAATATCGCGGTCACTTTGGTTTAGGCAGGTAAACCATGAAAGACGTACTACAAACGGTCATAAGCCAATACGGCAATAGCCCGAGGCTCTTGCAACTTATCAACGACCTGAATCAATACATTGATCCAAGCGTTGACATCGACAACTTTTACAATACCGTTTGGAATATTGAGACGGCGCAGGGTTTTGGGCTGGATATCTGGGGGCGGATTTTAGGGGTCAGTCGTAATTTACAAGTTCCAGACAACCCAGATTATTTCGGTTTTTCGCAAGCTTCCCCGGGGTGTTTTCCTTTTAATCAGAAGTCATTTTACGAAGGAACGCCCCCA